CTGATATTTTCGGGTCTATGATTCAAGCCGTTGTTAATGAAAACAAGCGGAGAAGCATGGGGGTGCACTACACTTCAGTAACCAACATAATGAAAGTTGTTGACCCGCTATTTCTTAATGAATTAACAGATGAATTTAAGAAGTCTTCAAAAGACCCCAAAAAACTTCATAAGCTTCTTCAAAGGCTGAGCAACATTAGAATTTTTGATCCTGCCTGTGGCTCAGGAAACTTTCTGATCATCGCATACAAAGAGCTTAGAGAATTAGAAATCAAAATTTTCAAACAATTACAAACAATCAGCAACCGGGTCTTTCTCCCCTTATCAGGAATTTTTCTTACTCAATTCTATGGTATCGAACTAGACAATTTTGCCCATGAAATAGCCATGTTATCACTGTGGCTTGCAGAGCACCAAATGAATGTGAAATTTAAAGAGACTTTTGGTGAATCCCGACCTTCTCTTCCTCTAAAGCATGGGGGGAATATTATTTGCGGAAATGCCAATCGTTTGGATTGGGAAAGGGTTTGTTTAACTACTACAATTCATGAAACATACATTTTAGGAAATCCACCTTATCTAGGATCAAGCTTACAAAGCAAAACTCAAAAAGAAGATTTAGCTTTAATTTGTAAAAACCACAAAAACTATAAAAATTTGGATTATGTTTCTTGTTGGTTTTTTAAGGGAATTAAATTTATAAAAAACAAAAACTCTAGGTTAGCTTTTATTTCAACTAACTCCATTTGTCAGGGTGAACAAATATCTTTAGTCTGGCCATATATTCTGGATCAGAATTTAGAAATTTATTTTGCTCACCCGTCATTTAAATGGAAAAATCATGCAAAAAATAACGCCGGAGTTACATGTGTAATTATTGGAATAAGAAATAAGAGTTACTTCCCAAAATTTATATTTAAAACTGGAATACCCTATCAGGCAAAAAACATTAACCCTTATTTGGTAGATGGAAGTAATTTAATAATTTCAAGAAGTTCATTTCCACTGAGTAATTTCCCTAAGATGATTAGAGGCAGTACTTTTACTGATAATGGATATTTGATTTTATCAGAAAAAGAAAAAAATAACCTATTGCTTGAAAATTCCGAAGCATCTGTTTTTATTAGACCACTAATTGGTTCTCAGGAATTTATTCGGGGTGAGGCGCGGTGGAGTTTATTGATTTCTGATTCAGAAGTCGAAAAGGCAAAAAAAATAAAGACAATTAATAAACGTCTTTGTCATGTAGCAAACTTCAGAAAAAATAGTAAAGCAAGTTGTACAGTAAGGTTTTCTCAATATCCACATCGATATAAACAATTTCAGTATAAAAATAAACCTGCACTCTTGGTCCCAAGAGTTTCTTCTGAAAGCAGAGATTACATACTTTGTGGATTTCTTTCACCTGCCACTGTTATTATTGACTCTGCACAAGTAATTTACGATCCAAAAACTTATGTATTTGGAGTGATTAGCTCGAGAATGCATATGACATGGGTGAGGGCTACTGCTGGGAGATTAAAAACAGATATTCGTTATTCCTCGCAGCTTTGCTACAACACCTTTCCATTTCCGGACATATCCGATGAGCAAAAGGATACCGTTACCACACATGTGCACAATGTCATTTCTGCAAGGCAAAAGCATACCGAAAAGACAATGGCCGAGCTTTATGATCCTGAAAGGATGCCTGGTGAGTTGAGATTAGCCCATAAAAATCTCGACGAAGCCATAGAACGTTGTTATCGATCAAAGCCATTTTCAGGTGATGAAGAAAGGTTGGCATATTTGTTTGAGCTTTATGAGGAAATGACAAAATTTGAACCTTAGGGCGATGGTTTATAATAGGAGTCTTTATTTTAATTTAGTTGCATAATAATAAAGTTTATTTTATTACCAAGTTAGTATGATTACTAACTTAAGTCAAATTCAGCTAGATTGCCTTAGATATTCCGACGCACGAATAAACATTTTCGAGGGCCCGGTCAGGGCGGGGAAAACTTTTATCTCACTTCTTCGTTGGCTTGAATTTTGCCGAAATGGGGCAAAGGGGCCCTTAATAATTTGCGGAAGAACGGACCGAACGATAAAAAGGAATCTCATACTTCCCCTACAGGAGCTTGTTGGAAGTGACCTGGTATATTCCGCTGGAAAGGGGGAGCTTCGGCTATATGACCGGCTTATGTATGTTGTTGGGGCAAACGACGAAAGAGCAGAGGCAAAAATACGGGGCTCGGAGTTTGCTGGGGCTCTTGTTGATGAGACTACCCTGATTCCGGAGGGCTTTTTTAAAATGCTCCTTTCGCGGCTTTCTACAAAGGGGGCTCAACTATTTGCATCCACGAACCCGGATTCGCCCTACCATTGGCTAAAAGCTGATTACATCGACAACCGGGATGAGCTGGATTTAAAAGTTTTTTCCTTCTCGATACACGACAACCCGTCGCTTGACAAAACGTTCATCAAGGAAATCTCTAAAGAATACAAAGGGCTGTGGTACAAGAGGTACATTCTAGGCGACTGGGCTCTTGCGGATGGGGCTGTTTTTGACTTTTTCGATGAAGATCTTCATGTGATTACAAGACCAACCCTGCCGGCAACCTATTATATTGTAGGCGTCGATTATGGCACGACAAACCCCTGCGTGTTCACATTAATCGGGTATAACTCGGAATCATATCCAAACATGTGGTTAGAAAAGGAATATTACTACGATTCAAAGAGACATTCGCGTCAAAAAAGTGATTACGAATATACAAAAGATTTCGAAAAGTTTGCGGAAGGGCATCACATAAAAAAAATATATATCGACCCAAGCGCTGCATCACTTCGACAGGAATTCAAAAGAAATGGAATAAAGAATGTTTACGACGCTAAAAATGACGTTATTCCGGGAATAAGGTTCATGGGACAGCTGTTAACCAACGGAACTTTCAAAGTATGCGAAAATTGTGTGGAAACTATTAAGGAATTTAGTAACTACATGTGGGACAGTAAGGCTTCACAACAGGGGATTGACAAGCCGATAAAAAGAAGTGATCATTGTTTAGATGCGGCGCGCTATGCATTATTTACGGAATTTTTTAATAAAAAAACAGGTCTTTGCATGACAGAGGTGGATGCGGAAGATTTAGAAAGAAAATATCGGTAAAATACATATTTACACTAAATTATTAAAATAATAAAATAAAAATATGAAAAATATAAAAAACTACTTGGAAATGTTTAGAAAAATGAGTATTAGAAAAAAAATATGCTTGGGCGTTGGTGTTTTAGCGTTGTTGGGGATCACAGTTTCTTGCAATCTACTAAAAAGCTATCCGCACGACAATTTTATCGAAGAGTTCATTGAAGAGATCATTGAGTACAAGACCGGTTTTGACATTGACCTGACGCCTTTCTCCCCGGAAGAGCCTGCTTGTTAATCGAGCCTTTTGCTTTGTGGAAAAACAAAGGCGGACCCCGAAGAACCCGCCTCAGTTTGTCAACCACTCCTCCGTCCGAGCGTGTGGCCGAGGGCAAAGGAGGTTGTGACGGGACTATTAACAACTAATTCTTCCGCGTTCTCGTTTTTCTTTTGCTCTCTTCTTTTCTTCTTCTTTTTCTTTTTCTTTTTCTTCTGCTTCTTTTTTAGCCATTTTTTTATCGAAAGCGTCTTGTGCTTTTATGAACGCTTCAATAGATTTATCATTTATTTTCCCCGTGTACGATAAAACATACGAGCACTCTTCGTCGTCGCAATATGCTTTTGAAAACAAAAAAACTAATGATGTTAGTAAGAAAAAGTATTTTTTTAAGACAATATTCATTGTTCGTCATCCATGGGTTTCTGGTTTTTCTTTTGTTTTCTTCTTTTCTTCTTCTTTTTTAAGCATTCTTTTTTCAAAAGTTTGCCGTCTTTTAATGAAAGCTTGCCGTGCTTTTTTTGTTTCTCTTAAGCTTTTTTCGTACAAACCCTCGTCCACCTAATTATTCACTTTGTTTTTAGGAAGTAATCTAAAGGTAACATAGATGCCCTCCCCGGGAACTTCCTCGTATGTCGTGGGAAGTTTTAGAGCGCTCTTGTTTATGCCTTCATCTATTTCAAATTCACGAAAAAATGATCGCAATGAAAAACCAACTCCGCCGCTCTTGCTTTTGTAGAGGCAAACCGACCCGGAGTTGTCGAACGACAAAACAACTTTCCTGGTATCTTTCTGGTAATACAATGAAATACTTGTGAATTCTTTTAAAGTTTTTTCATACTTTTCCACGAAAAATCTTGAAAAGGAGCCTCTTCGGTTGGAATGAACAGAAATGAACGCCACTCCTCTATTTGTTCCTCCTTTAAATTTCCTAAGATTCGAAAGTTTGTCTAAAAAGGTCTTTTTCTTTAATTGATCATTTTTAATCTCTAACTTTATTTTTTTTTCAAACATGTTCTTTTTTCCTATAGTTTTTAGTGATTCTAAAGAATACCATTGTTATGTGGTTTTTTCTCAGATATTTCTTTTTTTTCAACAAACAAAAACTTAGATTAATGAAAATGATTAAGTTGTAATTGAAATATTTTAAACGATATAGTAATATACATATAAAGGGGTTTTGAATTGTCGACTATATACGATGCACCAGAAATTATTAATGAATTTAATAGCAAATATAACGATGCGTACGCGGCGTGGAACCCATTTTACCCGTTGGCTGAACGGGACCTTCGTTTTTATCTTGGCGATCAGTGGGAAAGTTCCGAAAAGAAAAAGCTTTCCAAGGACGGTAGGAATACCTTTACGTTCAATTTAGTTCGAAAAAATATAAACATGATTCTTGGATATCACATCCAACACCAGCTATCCCCGGTGGTTCTCCCGAGAGAAGATGCCGATCAACAATCTGCTGACGATTTAACAGAACTTCTGTTGCACGCGTTTGATACTGGGGAGGGATATAAGGCAATAAATGACGCGTTTGGTGGGGCTCTAAAAACTGGATTTAATCTGTTGACGGTGTGGATGGATTACAGGGATGACCCGGTAAATGGCGACATTAGATTTGGAAGGGAACCATACTCGGGATTTATTACAGACCCATATTTTACAAAATTAGATTTTTCTGACTGCGGATACGTAATCAGACGAAAATATCTTAGTGTTGACCAGGCAACTTCGCTGCTTCCCGACAAGGAAGGCGAGATTAAAGAACTCGATGAAATCGGGTGGAACAGGGACGATAAATTCCCGTGGCTCCCGTACCAGCGGAACGAATCGGGGGTAAGGTTTATTGCTTACGACGAATTCTATCAGCAAAAGTGGAAGCAGGTGCCTTTGATTGTTGACGAGGAGACGGGCGAGTCTATGTCATGGGATGGTTCTGCAAAAGATTTAAAGGTCTTTTTAGATGAATTCCCCCAGCTTACGAAGGTAATGAAGTCTGAGCGGCATGTCGAGTGTCATATTTTGGTTAACAACACCTATATGAAAACTGAAATTAATCAGTTCGGGTTAGATGAATATCCGTTTGTCCCATTTGTTGGGATTTTCGAATCAGAAGCAGACTCCTGGGATTTAAAAATACAATCGTTGGTCCGCCCACAAGTTGATCCGCAAAAAGAGTCGAATAGAAGAAGATCGCAAATGATCGATATTTTAGATTCTCAGATTAATTCGGGATGGATAGCAGACGAGGACGCCGTGGTAAACCCAAAATCTCTGTATCGGACATCTCAGGGAAAAGTGATTTGGAGAACACAAGATTCAAGACCCGGTTCGATCGAAAAGATTTCTCCTTCACAGATTCCCCCGTCGATGTTTGCGCTTCAAAGGCAATTCGATGCAGATATTCTTTCTGCTGTTGGCTTAAATGACGCTTCTTTCGGACAAACACAAAATGATCAAGAATCTGGGATTATGATGATGCTCCGGCAAAGCGCCTCGCTTGTGAATATTCAGGATATTATGGAAAATGTTCGTTTTGCACAAAAGCAAGTCGCTAAAAAATGCATTAAAATGATGCAAAAATGGACTCCAGAAAAAACACAAAGAATTATAAATAGACAACCTACGGAGCAATTTTATTCTGACGATTTTGTAAAACACGACATCAGTATCCAGGAAGGATTGCTTACGGGAACCCAAAAACAAATATATTTTAGACAGCTTCTAGATTTGAAGGCAACGGGAGCTCCTGTTTCTGGAATGATGCTTGCCAAGGCAGCCCCTTTACAAGGAGGGTCAAAATACCTAAAAGAGCTCCAAGAGGAAGAAGAATCTCAAGCACAACAAGCGCAACAAGCACAGAAATTAGAGCTGGAGCTTCTAGAAGGTAAACGACAATCAGAACAAGCAAAAGCAATCTCAGATGTCGCACTTTCTAAGGAAAGATTCACTAGAGCTATAGCAAACATCGGGCTATCTGATGAAAGAGCGGCGCAAGCAGTCGATGACAGGGCGTCGGCGGCTCTTGATCGAGCTAAAGCGGTCAAAGAACTTTCATCGCTGGACGACGAAAAATTACTGAAATACCTAGGGGTTGTTAGGTCTATGGAAGAGATGGGAAAAGCAGAGGAACAACAGATTAAAACCGAAGACGTTGCTATTGCTGCCCAGGGCCAAAAAATTGGGAACGAAATTGCTGGAGGTGGCCCCTCTTCTGCAGAACAAGCCCTTGAGGACAACATTTCTCAAGAGCAAGCCCCCCTTTAGGGGATCTGTTGCGTTTGTTGAGCTACCATACTGCTGGCTTTGAATTAACGACCTGCAGGGGCCTTTAAAGAGGCGGCTTTTCTTCTGCGAGACTTGTGTGTTTTAGTGGAGGATGGGGGCGGCGATAATTACTATTGTTTTAAGCGTTAAATATTTATTTATATTTAAATAAACATTATGTACAATAGAATTAAAAGAGTTATATCTTTAATCATAAGGAGTTTTAAAGGTGGGATACAAAAAAGACGATAAAGGAAACATGGGAATGCCAAAAAAATCCAAGGGCTTTCAAACAAAAGACAACGCCCAAGATGGTCCTGTACATAGCGTCATGCCATATGCAGCGAGTCTTGGAAACATGAAATTGAAACCAATGGACAACAAGGGCTATCCCGCGGAGGCCTGGAGATCATAATTTTATATGGTACAAACAGCAAAAGAGACAGTAGATGCGATTATCGAGGATGATAACAAGCATATACAAAAAATTCTTGAAGCAAATAAAGAACGGAAAGATCTCTATTGGATCGTACTTTTTTTAAAGCCATCGAAAGTGCTGGTAAATGGCCACCCCGCTTTGATGAAGCTTATTAAGCCGTACGGAAGAAAACCAGAATCCCAAGTGGGAATGGTTTGTGGGGAAGTCGATAACAAAAAAGGAAGTGTAAATTGGGAGGTAAATATGCCACAAATACCATTTGACTTCGAAAGACTTCCTGGTGCCAAAACAACCAACAGGGGAGTTGTTGAAACTTCGACAATTCCTAACGCATATTTTACAAAATAATAGCGCCGCCGGCTGTAAACGGGCGAATGGAGAAAATCTATGAGCGAAGAATCGCAAAATTTGGGCGAAGAAACAGTGGGGGACGCCACTCCAACACAACAAGAAACTGTACAACCAGAACCTGATCAAACAACTGAAGAAACTAAAATGGTTCCCTTGGATGCATTGAAATCAGAAAGGGAACAGCGACAAGGTGTTCAAGAAGAGCTCCGGTTGGTAAAGGATCATTTAACGCTAATAGAAGCAAACCAAAGAACTCAAATGAATCCTCCAAAAAAGGATGATTTTGATGGATTGGATGATGGCGATGTTATGACTTTCGGGGACGTGAAAAAAGTCTTTGGAAAAGCACAACAAGATTATCAAGCCTCAATTGCGGAATTAAAAATAAGTAATAAACACCCCGATTACCAAGAAGTTGTGACAAAATATTTACCAGAAGTTTTGAGGAAGAATCCTTCACTTAGAGGTACGTTAGAAAAAACTCAAGATTTTGGTCTTGCATATCATTTATCAAAAAATTCTGATGAATTTCGAAATGATAATAAAAATAGGAAAAAATCCGTGAACGCACAACGTATAATTGAAAACTCCGCAAAAGCCGGAAGTTTGTCTAGCATGGGATCGACAACACCTATTTCTCAAGCCAAAAGGTACAAAGAAATGAGTACAGAGGAGTTTAAAAAATTGGCGGACAAACATTTGATGTGATTATTTTTTAATTTTAATTAATAAAAAAAAGTATAATTGGAAGGATACTAAATGACTATAAGCAATACAGGCAACCTAACTCCCGCCGTCGAGGATTATTACTCGCGTTTGGTTTTGATGACCGCATATCAGCGGCTGATCTACGGGACCTTTGCCCAAAAAAGAACTCTCCCCGAGAAAAGTGGTAAAAACATTGTCTTCGGAAGATACACAAAACTAGAGACTGTACCGGTCCCCTTAGAGAATGGGATTACTGGTCCTGGCGCGCCCTTTGACACACAAAGGATTTCCGCGCAAATAAAATGGTACGGAAATCATCAGATTATTACAGATCAAGTCCAGTTAACAGTAGAGGACCAAGTTGTTAACCAATCGGCTCGCTTGCTCGCCCAAAACATGGCAGCAACAATCGACGAGATTACCAGAGACGTCTTAGCATCAACGAGCTCCGTAATCCAGTGTTCTGCTGGGAGTAACGGACAAACTCCAACGGAACTGACTAGAGAGGACATTAATTTTGCCGTAAAATCTCTCCTTGGAAGGGATGCGGATATGATTGGTGAAGTTATTACGGCTACTGATGGGGTTTCTACAGCGCCTGTTAGAGACGCTTTCTTTAGTTTTGTCCACACCGATCTTTTAGATGACCTAGAAGCCGTGGAAGGATTCAAAAATACGGCCGAATATCCCCAACAGAAAATTCTTCCTTCAGAATGGGGTTCTGTGGGCAACATGAGATTTCTTTATAGCTCTGTTGGGTCGAAATCAGACTCGTCCCCTGAAGTTTATAACAACATTGTTGTTGGAAAAGAAGCATATGGAGCAATCCACCTGTCGTCTGAGGGTGGAAAATTTTATGTAAAGGGCCTGGGCTCTGGTGGGTCAGTCGACCCGGTTAATCAACGGTCTAGTGTGGGATTCAAAGTCGCATATGCCTCGAGGATTTTAAACGATGCATTCATGGTCAACATGATGTCAACACATAGCTAAAGGGAAAAAATAATATGACACAAAAAAAAGTACTAAAATACAAAAACCCATCCGCTGGAACAGCGGCGAGAGTTTTTAGCTTTGGTTTCAAGGTAGATGAGGCTCTTGTAAAAAATATTACTACAGGAAAAATTGATTCCTGGGATTCAGCAATGGACGACGGGTCTCATTTTGACTATGCAGCTGGTGGAACTTATCATGCAACAAACGGAATTACTCCTGTTAAAGATAGTGCTAGATTTGGAGCCGCTATCAGTGGTTTTACCAATGCAAATCCCGGAGTAATTACGGTGGATGATACTGAACTTTTTGGGTTCTCTGTAGGAGATACCGTCAAAGTTGCGGAACTCGCAGATGATGGCTCGAAAATTGAAAGTCTCAATGGGAGCTACAAAATTGCTTCGATTACACCTACAGGCATTACGTTAACAACCAGTACAGTAGTTGCAACTCATAGCGTTTATGTTTCTGGAGGATTTGTTAGCAGAGTCACGGATGTAAAAGGTTTCCGTGTGCCGATTACGAACCAAGCGATTCTAGGCCTAAAGTTAGGGACCGGGGTTATTGGGGCCGATGATGACGAGGTTACGATTGTAGCGAGTGGGGGCTAGTCCTGTACTTTAGCATTTTGATGGGGGACTCGATATCCCCCTCATTTTAAAAATTTAAAAAAAGAAGAAAAATGAAAAAACTAACTAAACAAGAAGAGGAAAAACTTCAAAGCCTGCCGATTATTCCTTACAAAAAAAGGTCTGAAAAGGAAGAGAAATATCTAAAAGAGTTCATTAATGCGGAATTCGTAAACTTAAAAGACTCCGGTCTTTCGCATGAATTTCTTTATGGTGATCGAAAAAACAATAAAACATTTAAATTCTTTCACGGAGGAGAATATAGAGTGCCTCGGTTCATTGCGAAGCACGTGGAAGGCAGACATACCCCAATTAAAGAATGGAAAAGCGACGGAAACGGTAAGATGGTAAAAACCGCCGCCGGAAAAGATTATAGATTTCAGATGCGCGAATCTTTTGCATAAGGGAGTAAAATGAGTGTATGGACTTTAGCGGACATTAGAAAAAAAGTTAGACAAGTAACGGGTAGATTTAGTGATAATGAAATATCTAATAAAGAATTAGATGATTATATAAACAAATATTACACCCTAACTTTTCCGGCAGAAGTCAAATTAGACCAGAAAAATGTGTTTTATGAGTTCACTACTGTTGAGAATCAGGCTACGTATGACAAACCTGACGCCCTTTTTACCAATTTTGT